CGCCGCAGCCGGCAGCGGTTTGGGAGCGGTCTGCGCAGTCGGTGGTGCCTCGCCGATCACTGTGCGAGTGCGCGCGTCCACAACCATTGGCCTGCCGTCAACCATGATCGTCACTGGCTGTGCACCCCCGCCACCGCCCGACCCTCGCGCCGCCGCAACAAGGGAGGGAAGCTGCCGCCGCAGTTCCCGATCGCGCTCCTTTTCCTCTTCCCGACGCCGGATCTCATCGCGCCGCGCCTCTGCCCGCTCGGCCGCGGTCAGGACCCTGCTGTACTGCTGCTCGGCGAACTGCGCGTCCTCGCCCGCGCGCTGGATCTCATCGGCACGCAGCGCGTCCGGGTCGGCCGTGAAGCCTTCTGCCGTGATCATCCCGCGCGCGGTCTTGATCGGATCGCGCGTTTCCATCGAGCGCTTGAGCAGCGCGCCCTGCAGGCCCTGGTACTGCGGCCCGGCGAACTGCGCCGCGAGCGCGTTGAGCATTGCGTCCTCGCCCTCGATGCCGCGCTGCTTGGCGAGCTCCTGGAGCTGCGTGTAGTCGACCGGGCGATCGCGCATCTGGCGGTAGCGGTCCATTGCCTCGGTCGATTGCGTGAGCAGCCGGCCCATCTGCTGCTCGTAGCCGCCGCCCAGCGCGGAGCCTGCCGCCACGTCCTGGGTGACCCCGTTGTTCCCACTGAGCACGCGCGAGGCACGCGGCAGCACGCGCCCGGGCATCTGGCTCTGTTGCCCATCAAGGAAGTCGTTGTAGAAGGGGAACATGGGTCGCCCTTAGCCTTCGGTTTCTGGCAACGTAAACTCAGGCACGCCGGCCGATATCGGGGTGCCAGCCGCGGCCGGGTTGCGCCGCTGCAGCATCCGCTCGCGCATCTTGCGCAGCTCCTCTTCGCGCTTTACGTTCATTTTCGCCATGCTCGCGTCCACGCCCTGCTGCTGCTGCCCGGTCATGTACGCTGTGCCCATCTTGGCGATCGCCTCGCCGACGCCGGGCGCCACGTACACGCGGCCAGCCATCTGGCCCTTCATGGGGTCCATCGCCTGCTGTCGGAGCGCGTCGACCATGGCCTGCTTGCGGAGCATCTGATCCTCTTCCGGCCGCATCGCGCCCATCTGCATCAGGTACTCGTACATCATGTCGTTGTTGCTGTTCATTGCAGCGCTCCGTAATTGACCATCAGGTAGCCGTTGGCGTGGCGCTTGACCAGGTCAGGCCGCACGGCTTGGACCTCCTGCGCCAGCACGCCGGTCTGCGGCATCCCCGCGATCGTGTACTCGTACACGCCCACGCCGATCGGGTGCGTGCCGATGCGCTTGACGCGAGACTTCAGGCGCGCGTCGGAGAACATGTAAGCGCTGCCCAGCTGCGCCCCCGCGCCCAGCAGGTTCCCGAACGCGGCGTTCGATGCGTTGGATTGATCGAGCTGCGCCTGGTAGTTCATGTTCGCGGCGTTCAGCAGCTGGGGCGTCTCCGCGCGCTGGGCCGTGTTGAACTGCGGCATCTGCGGCATCCCGACCTGCTGCCCGGTCAGCAGCGCGTTCATCTCGTTCAACGGCATCGCGCGCTGGAGCTGCTGCTCGGCGATCCCCTGCTGGCGCATCCGCGCCATCTGGTCAGCGTACTGCCCGCCCAAGCCGAACGCTTGGCCCGCGGTTTGGTTCGCGAACTGCCCGCCCTGCAGCGCCTCTTGGAAGCCCTGCTGCCGCGCGCCCAGGCCCATGTTGTACATGCGCTGGGCCTCGTTGCCGGCCATGTCGAGCGCGTTGAAGCGCTCCTTCGACTGCGCGTTGAGGAGGTCGCTCATCGCGCGGTTGTAGGCCTCGCTGCCGACCTGGAAGCCCTGGTTGGACAGCTGCGCGCTCAGGCCCTGCATCTGCCGATCCTGCGTCGGCTGCATCCGCTCCATGAGCGAGTCGGCGATCTGGTTGCGGGCGCTCATGTCGTACTGCGGGATCGCCTGCAGTCCCTGCGTGTTCAGGCCACGCTGGAGCTCGGGCGGCGCGCTCGGATCGACACGGTTGGGCAGGTTCTGCCAGTCAAAGGGCTGCTGGTAGCTGCCCGCGACACGGCCCATGAAGCCCTGCGCGAGGTCACTGCGGCCCTGCTGCAGAGACAGTTGCGAGTCGAGCGCCCTCTGCGACTGCGGGGCCAGCGTGGTGTTCTGGGTCCACTGCGTGACCTGCTGGCCCGTTGCCGGGTCAGTCACCGCCTGCGTCTGCCAGTTCTGACTGCCGAACGGCGTGTTCTGGGTCGGCCGGTTGGCGTAGTTCTGCATGTTCGTCTGCTCGACAGACGCCTGCGCCTGCTCCCGTGCCGCGCCCGTGTAATCAGGCGGCGGCGGGCTGCTTTTTCCACCCATGACTGAGTCTCCTCTCTCGCAGCCAGCGACAGTCCTCGCGGCGCATTTCCAGAATCACCAGGTCGACGCCGTCGGCGACTGCGTCACGAATTTGATGCACTTCCCGGAACCCCAGGTGCTTGTCCAGGCGCAGCGCGGGCTCGTTGTTGCTGGCGACGTGCCCGTAGACCGCGACACGATCGCCCTGATTGAAGGCGTAGTCGAAGCAGACCCGCAGCATCTGCCGGTCGATCCACCGGCCGCCGTCGCCGGCGACGTGCATTGAGCAGACCCGGTGCGTCCATCCGTTGTAGGCGACGACCGCGTCGATCTGGCCGCGGCTGTCTGCGTGCGCGATCAGGCGCAGGTCCTCGGACGGGCTGATGTCGACCCCGCGGGTGCGCATGAACTCCAGCGCCTGCTGTACGTGCTCGACGGTGTGCGGGATCAGCACCATCACATGACCCCGCCGACATCGAACATCGAGACGTAAGAAGTAAACGTCGTTGCCGGCGCGCCGCGCACGCGCATCCGCAGCGCCCCGATGTAGCCCATCGCGGCCGAGCCTGCCCAGGCCTCGTAGGTGTTGTACGCACCGAACCAGGTCGCAACGCCCCAGACGCCTGCGTCCCAGCTTGACGCTGCCTCGCTCGAAAAGCCTGGCGTTCCGTCGACGGTGTTCAGGTTGTACTGGGTGTTGATCTGCAGCTTGACTGACGGCGCGGAGCTCGAGATAAAGCTCGGACGCACCATCGACCACTTCTTGAGATTCGCGGGCGAGCCGTAGGCGTTGAACGCGGAGAGCACGTCGCCCTCCATCTGGTTGCCTGCTGCCCCTGCAACGGTCTGGTTGTCGGTGGTCCCGCCAAGGGACTCGTACACGAAGCTGGGCCCGGCCGAGTACAGCTTGCCGTCCACGACCGTCATGCAGTCGCTCGGGATACCGGTGAACCGGCACCAGCTTCCCGTCGCCATGTCCATCACGTAGTTGATCCAGCCCTCGGGTGTTTTGGGCGGCTTGATGATCAGGATGTTGCTGCTCGCAACCGGAATCACCTGCCATTGCGCGGTGGCCTTGTACAGCGCCACGAGCGGGCGCAGCGCGGGCAGGATCTTGGAGGCGGGGCTGTTCTGGGCGATCGCGTCGAAGGTCCCGCGCACGATCGCCGAGAGCATCGCCACGCCCGCTTGGCTCACGATCATCACGTCCCCGCCCATCGGGGTCCAGAAGGCGCCCTTGGTCGGGACCGGCCCGACGTACCACACCCCCTTGATCCCGAAAGTCGATGCGCCGGTCGGGTCGGTCCCTTGCCAGACCACGACGTCGCCCTGGGTGCCGATGAACACAAGGTAGTCATCGATCGACTCACCGGCGTCCATAGTCCAGTTGATCCCGCAGGCGACGTATCCGCCGCTGCGCAGCTGCGCGCCCATCGGCAGCGCCGTCACGGTCCCCGTGATCGTGTCCACGGTGTTCATGTAGTAGACGTTGGCGTCGTTCTCGCAGGTGAACCACAGGCGCCGCTTCCAGGCCACCACCGTCTTCGGATTCGCGGGCAGGCTGGTCGGCGTGCGCTTGACCCACCCCGACGTGGTGCTGTAGGTCCAGTAGCCGGCACTGGGCGAGACCGCGAGCAGGAACATGTCCGCGCCGGTCGAGAACTGCGCCGTGTACCAGAGGTCGTCGGTCGAGCCCGTCGCGGCCTGCGAGACAGACGCCGTCGAAGTGCTGACGTCGATGATGTCGCCACCGATCGCCGCGAACAGCTTCGTGGTCGTGTTGTTGGTGCCGACGTAAGAGAACAGCGACCCCGGCGTGCCGGTGACCGCGCAGTGCTGCTTGTACCCGCCGCGCAGCTCCAGCCCGCCGGGCCGCGGGATCATGTTGTCCATCACCAGCGCATCGGTCGGCGCCATCGCTGAGATCGGGTCGCGCAGGTTCAGCCCGCCTACGGGCGCGACCATGTTCACGACCTGGTGCGTGCGCCCAGCGGCGGCCCGGCGAGGGGTCTTGTAGGTCGCGAGCGGGACCAGGGGCATCTAGACCCCGTACCCGGTGTCGGGCGCGTTGACCCGCGCATCGAGCAGCGGGAACACGCTGCGCCCAGCCATGTTCAGGATCGGCGCGCCCTTCTCGCTCGCCTTGCGCGACTCGAAATTAATCTGGAAGTCGCGCATCGCCGTGCTGGAGTCGAATCCCTTGATCTCCAGCCACTTGACCTTGGTCAGCAGCCCGATCAACACCGGGTCGAGCAGGAGCGTGTCGCCGTTCTTTGTCGCGCGGTTCTTGTACAGGTCGGCGTCGTCTGCGTCTCTGACCCACGCATAGGACTGATAGAAAAAGGTCAGGTCCTGCGCGGAGTCCGGTGGCGAGAGGATGTAGATCTGGTTGTCGCGCACCTGCCAGTAGAACGACAACGTCGCGCGCAGGTTGCGAACGATCAGCGTCTTCCAGTCCTGCGGCGACACAGGCCCGATACCCGGGAGCTGCGTGGTCGCGTTCCACTGAGTCTGATCGATCCAGTCGTAGAAGTCCTCCGGCAGCGGGTACGCGCGCTCGGTCTGCCCGGGCGATGCGGCCTGCACGCTGACGGTGTAGCTCTTGGTGAGCTCCTGCCAGTCGTACAGGCCGAGCAGCTCCAGGCCGGCGCGGTTGCACGCCGTGACCATCTGGATTACTGCCGGGTCGGTAGAGCCTGCAGGATCGGGCGGGACCGGGTAGCCGACATCGGCCGCGACGTTCTGGACGATCGCGAGCAGGGTGTCATCGGTTATAAGCTGGAAGGCCACCCCGTCCCCTTTCTTTAGGCGTCAGCCGCTTCAGCCTGGCGCGACTTCTTGCCCATCGCGCTCTTAAGCGCGGCCAGCTCTGCCTGCACCTGCTCGAGCGCCGCGGCAGACTGCAGCCGCGCGCTGCGCTCGGCATCAATCTCGTTCTGCAGCCGTTCGATCGGTGCGTTGCCCGCGGCGACCTCCAGGAATGCCTTGGCGCGCTGCTTGTCGCCTTGGAATCCCATGAACTTCTGGCCGATCGCGTCAGGCGCGCCGGCGAGCTGCTCGACGGTGATGATCTTGTAGTACCGGAACTCCTCGACCTTAGCCGGGTTCATGCCGGGCAGCGCCGACAGCGGCGTGCCGGTCACGGCCTCTTCCTGCCCTGCCCGCCACTTCGCGTAGCGCTCCGCGAACCGGACGCGGTCGATCTCATCGAGCGGCCGGTCGATCACGGTCAGCTTGTCGCCAGGGACATGGATCCGGATGCAATCGCGCTCTTCGTAGATCGCGCGGCCTTCCTGTTGGCTCTTGCCGGTGTGCAGGAACGGTGCCCGATAGAACTCAATGTACAGCTTGTTGTCATCGGCAAAGCGCGCATCGTCTGCCTTGACCGTGGTGCTTTCAAATGAAAGAGCAGGAGTGGTGGCTTGCATGCGGTGTACCTTTTTATAGTTGAACGAACGGAGGGGAGCCGGAGCCCCCCTCCTGCGGGTTACAGCGTACGCAGCACGCTGGGGTAGCTGAACATCGCGTCGGCGTTGGTCGCGGCCGCGCCGCCGGTGGCGGTCAGCAGGACCAGGCCGCCGATCACTTCCGCGCCCGCGGTGGCGTCGTCATCGACAGCGCCACCCGTGGCGGTCGAGTTCAACTGCGTGCCCTTCGCGGCGCTTGCCAGCGTGCGCAGCGAGCCCTTGCCGTAGATCTGGAACCAGCCGAACTCGTTGTCCGCGAGCGCGGCCTGTGCGGCCCCGCAGCGCGAGCTCGGGCCGGCGGTGCCCGGCGTGGTGCTGGTGGTCGAGGCCAGGGTAAAGTCGAAGCCGGTGGCCTCGACGCACAGGTAGCCCAGACCCGTGACCGCGCCATCGGCACGGCCGTAGACGAACTCTTGGTACCCGTTAGTCGGGTCGTCGTAGCCGCCCACGGTGCCCAGACGAAACGCCGCGCTGGCGGTCGATGCGGTGACCTGGTCTTTGCTCAGGCCAATGATTGCAGTTGCCATGTTGGATTGCTCCTAATTCGGAATGCAAAAAACCCTCGGGAGGGTGGGTCACACCGCCCCGAGGGAAGGCGACCCACCACAGGCCCACCGAAAATCAGTTCTGGATGCGTGCCTGGAACTGAGCGCCGCAGCAAGTCATCGCGCCGGCCCAAGCCAAGATCTGCACTTCCGCGTCCTGGTTGATTGCGTAGCGCCGATTCGGCGACAGCGGGACCATGTTCCGGTCCTTGTGCGGGCGCCACTTGATGTACTTCGTGTTGAGGAAGAAGCCCGTCGATGCCGGGCAGTAGCCGCCGATGCCACCGTCGAGGACCACGTCGGCGTCCATGAACTTGATGCTGGGGAAGCCGAGATTCGCCGCGTTCGGATCGGTGAAGCGCTGGTTGGCCTGGAGCGATGCCATGTAGAAGCCCCAGTAGTTGTTGTCGAACACGATCAGGTCGGGGCGATCGTTGCCACGAACCGTGCTGGCCCAGAGCGTGTTCATGGCTGCCTGAATCGTGGTCGAGCCAGGCGAGATGGACGCGACCGAGAAGTCGAACAGCTTCGACCGCCAGAAGGTGAACGTCGCGCGGTTGATGCCGCCGTAGGTGCCGGTGGTCGGGTCGCTCGGGACCGCCGCGTTGAGGCCGACGACTTCCTTGCCGCCCGAGCCCGTGCCGTCCGAGTACACCGAGGCCGAGAGCTGGTTGACCATCGTGGACTCGGCCACATTTAGGCGCGCCTCCATGAGGTCGATGAAGGCCTCCTTGCCGCTGTTCTGGAGCATCTCCAGGCCGCTCATCACGACCGGGACCGCGTACTGCTTGAGCGTGTATTCCGCGGCGCTGATGACGTCCTGCGCGGCCACCGGCAGGAGGTCGTAGCCCGAATAGAAGCCGCCGTTCGCGTTCTCGGCAAACGAGAGCTCCTCAAGGATGCTGGAGCCGCCGGAGACACTCTTGATGTTCCCGCGCTGGCTCAGGCGGGCCAAGAGGGCGTTGTTCTTGGTGACGTTGTCGGCGATCTGACGGGTGCGCGACTGGATCGTGGTCGCGATGATGTCGCTGACCGAGCTGTTGGCGAATGCCATGATGATCTCCACAGGGTGAAGCAAGAGAAATGCGGTTACCCGCGCTTCGCTCGGTCTTCGCCCAGTGGGATGGCGGCATCGCCATCTCTGTCAGCCAGCCACCTCGCTGATCGTCTATTCGTTCGGCGCCCCGTGGGCCAAGTGCTCGGTCAGCGCCGCACAACTAGACGATCATCGGCTGTTCGCCTCGATCGCGTTCTCGATGGCAGACCGGATGTCGCTCGCGGACTGCTGGGGCGCGCCCATCGGTGCCGATCCTGAGACGCTGCTGGCTGCGATCTTGCGCTGCGCCAGCGGCCGGCCACCTTGAGTTGCCTGCTCCCGCTGCGACATGATCCTGCCGATCGAAGGATGCAATCGGACGGCCTGATTGTAGGCATCCTGCAGGCTCATGTCACGGCCGCGTCGAGCCGACAATTCGAGGATATCGGCCATCTCCTCGCGCACGTCGTTGCCGAACTCGGACTGCTGCAGGAACTGCTCGACCGACTCGGTGGCCTGGCGCACGGACTCCTGCTGGCGCTGGTACTTCATGCCCTCGATCTCAGACATGAATTGCCGGATCGGGGCCAGCTCCTGCTGCAGCGCCTGCTGGAGCTGCGGCGCAGGCGCGGGCTGGCCGGGGGCCTGTGTGGCGCCGCCGAGCCTGGCCGCGAGCGCGCCATCGAGCTGCTCAACGAACCCCTGACCGAACCGGCCCAGCCCGAACTGCTGGACGATCCCCGCTACCAGATCTGCGAGCTCCGGGGCGGTCCCCGTGCGCAGCCTGACCGCAGTCGCCATCAGGTTGTCGACCGCCTGCAACGGGTTGCTGTTCTCGGCCCGGATGTAAGCCTCGTAGGGCGCAATCACGCGCGAGAAGCTGTCGACCGTCCTGCGCGCCTCTGCGGACTCCTGCAGCGTCTGCTGGATCTCGCGCTCGCGCTTGTGGATCTCCTGCCTTGCGTTTGGGGCCAGGCTAGACCAGTCCTCGCGCGCCTCCGGCGACCAGCTCGCCGGCGCCCGGTCCTCTGGCACCTTGGGCCCAGGCTTGGGCCCCGGCGTGATCGCCGGCTGCGCGGGCTCTTTTTCTTCTGGCAGGCTCATCTCCTGAGCCTCTGCTGCTTTAGGCGCGAACCGGCCCTGCTCATCTCGGGCCGCGTCGGTGGCGGGGGCCTCTTCTGCCGGGCTCTCTGCCGGCGCCTGCGTCAGCTCTTCAGGCTGCTCTGCTGCGTCATCAAAGGCGGCCTCGAGCAGGTCGCGTGTGGTGGGTTCGTTGTCGGTCATTTTTTGTTTATCACCTGGTGTATGGCGCGCTCAACGGATGCGCGATCGAATGAGCCGCCGCGCTGGTAGTAGCGCTCGCGGGCCTCCCGGGCCTTCGCCCAAGACG